AGAAAGCCCAAAGGCTACGTGAAGCCCGCTGGGATTAGCCAACTGAATCGGGTTCAGGCGCTTGCCTCCGAGCCGCCGGTCGAGATCGACAGTGTGGCGCAGACGCATGCCAAGGACGCGATCGAGGCGTTCGTAAAAATTCTGTTCAATGGCAGCAGCGAGCCGGCCCGGATCTCCGCAGCGAAAGAAATCCTCGATCGCGGCTATGGGAAGCCTGCGGTAGAGATCGGCGGCGACGCGGCGCCGATGCTGCCCTTCATGATGCGCCCGGCCAGCGGCGACACAATCTCAGTCACCGAGGAGGTCAGACTGGAAGCGCGCCGCTACGCCAATCTCGCGGTCAAGACGCTGCACACAATCGCCACTAATGGCGCGAGCGAAACCGCCGTCGCCGCCGCCGCTAAGGCCATCCTCGACAGAGGGCTCGGCACAGTCGGCAAGGCGCGCATGATCGAAGATCAAAAACCCGACCGGCTCGGCAAGAAAGAGGAAATCCGCCGCGCCGCCGTCGAGGCCACCGCCTCCGGCATCTTCTCGCCGCGCCAGCCACCGCGAAACACTGTCGCTAGAGCACAATGATTCGATGGTCGACGGCGTGCCCAGACTGGCAGGAACGCATCGTCCAGGGCCGCTCGCTTATCCCCTTCCCGCCACTCTTTCCGGAAGAAGCGCGGATCGCGCTCGATCTATTCAAATCGCTTCCAATTGTCGACGCGGTCGGCAAGCCGACATTCGGCCAATGCGCGCGCCCGTTCATCACCGATTTCGTGAGCGCAATTTTCGGATCATATGACCCGGAGACCGGCCAGCAGCTGATCAATAAATTCTTCGAGCTGATATCGAAGAAAAACGGGAAAAGCACAAAGTCCGCCGGCATCATGCTGACCGCGCTGGCGCGTAACTTTCGCGAGTCGGGCGAATTTTACATTCTGGCGCCATCGAAAGAGGTCGCCGACAACGCCTATACGCCAGCGCGCGACATGGTGAAGTCGCACCCCATGCTGTCGCAAATCATGAAACCGCGCCCGGGGCGCGTCATCGAACATCTGACCACCGGCGCCTTCATCAAGGTCATCGCGGCCGACACAGAAGTCGTCACCGGCAAGAAAACGATCGGCCTACTGGTCGAAGAGTTGCATGTGTTCGGACAGATGGCGCGCGCCGCCAATCTGCTGATGGAGATCGAAGGCGGTCTGGCGTCGCGGCCGGAAGGCTTCGTGATCTATCTGTCGACCATGGCCGACGGGCCGCCGAGCGGCGTTTTCGCCGAAAAGCTCGAGGAGTTCCGCGCCATCCGTGACGGCAAGATCGTGGTGCCGAGCAGCCTTCCGGTTCTTTACGAATTTCCACCCGATCTCCTAAAAAAAGACGCGTTCCGCCGGCCAGAAAACTGGCATGTCACCAACCCCAATCTCGGCGTTTCAGTCAGCGAATCCTACCTTTCCCAAAAACTCGCGGAGGCTGAACGCGCCGGCCGCGCCCGCCTGAACGGGTTCTTCGCCAAGCACCTCAACGTCCAGATCACCATGGCGCTGCGCGCCGACGGCTGGACCGGCGCGCTGATCTGGGCCCGCGGCGCCGCGACGGGACTGACGCTCGACGATATTCTGGCGCGCTGCGAAATTGTCACGGTTGGCATCGACGGCGGTGGGTTAGACGACATTCTCGGCGTCGCCGTCGTCGGCCGCGAGAAAGGCACCAACCGCTGGCTTGCTTGGACGCATGGGTTGATTTCGACGATCGGGGTCTGGCGGCGCAAGGCCAATGCCGCGGAATACCTGTCGTTCAAAAAGGCCAGCGACCTGACAGTGTTTCGCTTCGGCCATATTGACGAGCGGGAAATCGACGAAGACTCCGACTTGGCCGATATTTTCGCCGACGTCCCGCCGGCGGTCGACGATCCTGAGGCGCTACCGCACGACATTCAATTCGTCGTCGATCTCGTTGCGCGCATCCGCGATGCCGGCCTGCTCGCCGAGGTCGGCGTCGACGCGGCGGGCATCGGCGCCATCGTCGACGCGCTCGCCGGCATCGGCGTCACACAGGACGCCGGGACGCTAGACGCGGTTCGCCAGGGCATCGGCCTGATGGGGCCGATCAAGACCGTCGAGCGCAAACTCGCTGACGGCAGCTTTCGTCATGGAGATCAGCCCTTGCTGAACTACTGCGTCGCCAATCTCAAAATCGTCCCGACGTCGACGGCGATGCGCATCGCCCGCGACGAGGCCGGCCTCGGCAAGATCGACGCGGCAGTCGCTATGTTCAACGCTGTTTCGCTGATGACGTTGAATCCACAAACGTCAGGCGGGTCATATCTCGAACGAGAACCGCTGCTCATCCTCTAAGGATATCGAATGCAAATCGGACGCACCGAAAACGCTACACGCGTGATCGGGCAGTCACAAGGCTATCTCGGCCTGCCGCTGCGCGATGAAATCGTCAATTGCACCGTGTCATGCGAAGGAACGCCGGCCATGGTGACCGCCTGGCTGCCGACGCCCGCCGAACTTGCGGCGCTCAACGCCGGCGCCGCGATGTATGTCCGCATCCTCGGAAACGTGCATCCGCCAATCATGGTCGAGACCGGCCCGATCCCGGACGTGAACGGCTAGCATGTCAAAACACTTCACGGCGGCGGGTCGACGCATGTCCGACTTTGTTCGCGACGCCGCCGGAATCGGCGCCGTTGCTTCGATCTCCTATGGGGCATGGCTGATCGACGAGCCGGCCGGCTTCATCGTCGGCGGCTGTCTCGTCCTGGTCGGCGTCATCGCCAGCGCGATCGGAAAATCGCGCGCGACGAAGGGCTCCTGAGCGGATGGGCCTATTCACCACTATCGCCGCCGGCTTCGAGCGCAAGGCGGATGGCGGCTCGACATATGGCGGTTTGGAGCTGTGGCGCGATCTGTTCGGCGGCGCGCCGGTCAAATCCGGCGTCGCGGTCAATATCCAGACCGCGTTGCAGGTCACCACGGTTCTCGGCTGCGTCAGGCGCATCGCCGAAGCGCTGATGGTTCCATGCAAAGTCTATAGGAAAGACCCCGCGACGAATATTCGCGCCGAGGCGCGCGATCATCGACTGTTCGATATTCTCGCCGACGAGCCGAATAGCATTCAAAGCGGTCTTGAATATCGCGAGACGCTGGCGCTGCATCTCGCCTTGACCTTCAATCACTATTCCTACATCAGCCGGGTCAACGGCAAGATCGACGAACTCATTCCGATCGAGCCGCATCGCGTCGTTCCGAAGCTCGGCGCCGATTACCGTATGAGCTATCGCGTCCAGCTTCTCGACGGCACATATGCGACCCTGTCCGCGGACGAAATCTGGCATGTTCGAGGGCCGTCATGGGACGGCGCCGTCGGCATGGACGCCATTAAGCTGTTGCGTGAATCCATCGGTCTCGCCATCGCGACGGAAGAGACTCACGCCCGCCTACACAGCAACGGCGCCCAACCCGGCGGGCTGCTGACCACAGATAAAGAGCTCGGGCCGGAAACGCGAAATCGTCTGAAGGAAACCTTCGCGCAGGGCTATGCCGGCGTCGCCAACAAGTTCCGCACGCTGGTTTTAGATAATGGCCTGAAGTGGCAGTCGATGGCGCCGACCGGCGTCGATCTGCAGCATATCCAGCTGCGGCAGTTGCAGGTGGAGCAAATCTGCACCGGCTTTGGCGTCATGCCGATCATGATTGGCTATTCCGGCGACAAGGCTCCGACATTCGCCTCGGCCGAGCAGATGTTTCTCGCGCATCTCGTCCATACCGTCAGACCGTGGCAGGGCCGCGTCGCCAATTCCGCGAAGCGATGGCTCTTCACCAAGGAAGAGCGAAGCCAAGGCTATTACATCCGCTTCGTCGACGCCGATTTCCTCTCGCCGGATATGAAGTCGAAGGCCGAATACAACAAAATCGCGCTCGGCGGCGGCGGCAATCCAGGTTGGCGTTCGCCAAACGAGGTGCGCGCCGACGACGAGGATGGGCCGATGCCGGGCGGCGACCGCCTCTATGTGCCGGTAAATACCGTTCCAATCGGCGACGACGGCTATCCGAGGCCGAACATGACGCCTTCCGCGCCAACACCCGAGACTCCGTGATGGATCGTTTCAAGCTCGACTTCGAATGTAAATTCGCCGCCGATCGGCAGGGCGTTTTCACCGGCTATGGCGCGGTGTTTGGCAACAAGGATTCATATGGCGACGTGATCGAGCGCGGCGCCTTCAAGGAAACGCTGCGCGGCTGGGAAGAAAAAGGCAAATATCCGCCAATGCTGTTGCAGCATGGCGGCGGCTTCCTCGGCGGCGTTGATGATCTCCTGCCGGTCGGCAGATGGACGTCGATGGAGGAAAACAACAAGGGCCTCAAGGCGTCCGGCGAATTGTTCGCGCTCAGCACGGAGCGTGGACAGTATATTTACGAAGGTCTCAAGACCGGCGCGCTGGATGGCCTTTCGATCGGCTACAGCGTCAAGGAATTCGTGCAGGGCGTGAAGCCGGGCGAGCCGCGCCGCCGGCTCAAGGCGATCGAGCTGATCGAGTTGAGCATCGTCACTTTTCCGGCGAACGACAAGGCGCGCATCGGCAATGTCAAGTCGGCCGATGTCGACGCCATCAATTCCCTTTCCGAGGCCGAGGACTTTCTGCGCGAGGCAGGTGGTCAATGGTCGAAGAAGACGGCGACCGACTTCGTCGGGCGTCTCGTGAAGATCGCACGGCGTGAGGCTGGCGACGATCAGAACGTGAATGGCTTGCTCGAGCAAATGCGCTCGACACGCAAGCTGATCGAAACAACCTCATAACCGGAGGGCAAAATGCCCGAATTGAAAGACGTGCTGGACGACGTCCAGCGTGAAGTGAAGGCCTTTGGCGAAAACGTCAAGGGGCTTAAAGACTCGACTGAGCGCAGCCTCGCCGAAGTCCGCAAGATGGCCGAAGAGGCCGGGAAGGCGGCGGGAGACGGAACGCAGCTTAAGGCTGATCTGAAGGCGCTATCCGAAGGCGTCGCCGCGAAACATGACGCGCTCGAGAAGCAGGTCAAGGAGATCGAGACCAAGGCGCTGAAGGCGGCCGAGGATCGGCTCAACGAGATCGAGAAAAAGGTCAACCGCGCCCGTCTCGGCGGCGGTGGGTCGCCCGACCTCGATACTGAGCTGAAGGCCGCGCGCGAGTTCCATCGCGCGTCGCTTGCCGCGCGCGGCGAACTCAAGGCGACGACCGACACCGGCGACGACAAGATCGATTTCGAGGCGATCAAATCATACAGCGGAGCTTTCTCGCTCTATGCCCGCCGCGGTGATCGTGACGCTTCCTTCGATGCGAAATCGATGTCGGTTGGCTCAGATCCGGATGGCGGCTACTTCGTTACGCCATTCATGTCGCCGCGCATCCTCTCGATTGTCTATGAGTCGTCGCCGATGCGGCAGCTCGCGACGATCGAAACAATCAGCACGGACGCAATCGAATATCCAATCGATGATGGCGAGGCCGGGGCAAGTTGGGTCGGTGAAAGCGAGACGCCACTCGAGACGAGCACTCCGCAGACCGGCGTTCAGCGTGTCTCTGTGCATGAAATGCAAGCTTCTCCGAAGGCGACGCAGAAGCTCCTGGAGGACGCATCGGTCAATATCGAGGCGTGGCTCGCCAACAAGATCGGCCAGCGCTTCGCCCGCCTTGAGGCGACGGCATTCGTCAGCGGAAATGGGATCAAGCGGCCGCGCGGCTTCACCACTTACGGCAGCGGCTCGACTCGCGGGACGATCGAACAAATCGCGAGCGGCCACGCAACCGCGCTGACCTTCGACGGCCTGATCCGCCTGACGACGGGTCTCAAGGAGGAGTATGCATCCGGCGCGTCGTTCATGATGCAGCGCGCGTCGGTCGGCTCTGTTCTCCTTTTGAAGGATGGCAACGGTCAGTACATCTGGCGCACCGATAATCAGGCCGGCAAGCCGAGCATCCTTCTCGGCCATCCGGTCTATCAGGCCGCAGATATGGCGGCTGTGGGAGCCGGCGCGCTCGCCGTAGCGTTCGGGAACTTCCGTCAGGCTTACACGATCGTCGATCGCCTCGGCATTTCGACGCTACGTGATCCCTATACCGCGAAGCCGTTCGTCACCTTTTACACGCGCAAGCGTGTCGGGGGGGATGTGACGAACTTCGAAGCGATCAAGTTGCAGGTCGTCAGTCTCTGATGACGACGCTGCGCCGAGCAATCTCGGCGCAGCTTTTCCATCAATGCCAATAAGGGAGTCCGCAAATGCGTGACGAATTCAACTGCCTCGCCCTGAAGCGAGGGATTTCTCCCGCTGTCGTGACGAATGCCAATACCGCATTCGTCTCGCAAATCCTCGATACGCAAGGCCTGAAAAGCGCGACATTCGCTCTTCTCACCGGCTCTCTTTCGGACGCCAATGCGACATTCACTGTCTTGGCGGAGGAAGGCGACAACTCGGCACTGTCCGACAACACGGCCGTCGCCGACGCCAATCTTCTCGGGACGGAATTGCTGGCGACGCCGCTGTTCTCAGACGACAATAAGGTGTTCAAGCTCGGGTTTATCGACACGAAGCGTTACATTCGCGTGACGGTGACGCCGGCCGGAAATGACGCCGGCGACGTTTATCTTGCCGGCCTCTGGATCACCGAGCCGCTCATCATACCGGCTCCGAATCCGCCGGCGTAATCATGATTGCCGGCGGCTCACTGACGCCGCCGGCCTCATAAGGAGCGGCCGAATGCGCGTGAAAATCCTCAAATCATTCCCGTTCTATCCGGACGGAAATACGAAGCACGATGCTGTCGAAGGGACTGTGCAGGAAATCCCCGATGCGCTTGTGCGTGGCCTGTCCGCCGCCGGATATGTCGATTCATCGACGGCGCCGGAAAGGCCAAAGTTGAAATCGGTCAAGGAAGAAGTTGCTCCTGTGGAGTCGCCTCCTCCGGCCGAACACGGCGAGACTGCGGCCGCGAGGCCAGTCGCGCCAGCATCGAAACCCATAGCGCCGCCGCCGCGCGCGGAAGTCAGCAGCGTTCCGCCATCCACACGCGGCAAATAAGCAGCATCGCAGGAGATAAGCGAAATGACGGACGCAACCTATCAGTCGAAGGTCTACCTCAAGCAGGGGGGAGACGATCTCGTCGTCAAGAGTGGGGGCAAGATTACGGTCGAGCCCGGTGGCGCGATTGAATTCGACGGGATGCCTGTCGGCGCGCTGAAATGGGCCGATGTCACCGTGACGGCCGCCTTGCTCGATGCGGCTGGGTCTGTGCCTGTCGTCGTCGGCGGCTCCGGGGATCAGTTCAAGATCCGCGACATCAAGCTCGTCGGCGGCGGGACAAATTTCGGCGCCGGCGGCGATCGCCTGATCTCGCTCACCGACGGCACTACCGTTTGGACGACCATCGCCAACGCCGACATCGAAACAGCGCCCGCGGCGACGCTGCCTTGGGGTAACGCCAAAGTCCCCTTCCTGACCGGAACCTCGGATGTGGCGTCCGCGGCTGGATCGACTGTCCGCTTCCAGTACAGCGGTGGCGCCACTGATCACAGCGGAACAGGCTCCATCAAGTTCTCGGTCCTCGTCGAAAAGGTTGCCGGCTAATGTCTTTCGCTCGCCGCCTTTCAGTTGCCGTGACGACCGCCTCGGATGGTTCCGCGACGGCATTGTCGGAGCCGATTGATTACGGGCTACTGAGCCAAATCCGCTACGTTAAAACTGACTTCGCGGACAACTCAACGTTCCTGATCACGAGCGAGGCGACGGGCGAGACGCTCTGGTCTGAATCGAACGTCAACGCATCAGCGACGCGGGCTCCGCGCCAGCCGACACATTCGACGCTCGGGGCGGCGTCGCTTTATGCCGCGGCCGGACAGGCGGTAAACGATAAGATAGCGATCGCGAATGACCGCATCAAAATCGTTATCTCGGCGGGCGGGAACGCCAAGAGCGGAACATTTCACTTCCTGCTGGTCTGAGGCGCTCAGATGCTCACTGTCTCTGTCCCTGCGCCGGACCGCAATCTTCTGACGCTCAACGAAATGAAGTCGGCGTTGGGGATTGCTGGTTCGGCGAGCGACGATGCACTGACTGTTCTCGGCCTCCAGATTTCCGATCTGATCTCAGCCGAGTGCCGCGTTCCGGTCGACGGCGTCAAGCCGCCGACGCTGCGCAGCGAGACGATCGTTGAGACGTTTCGTCAGATCAAGACGGTTCATCCGCTCATTCTGTCCCGCCGCTTCGTCGGTGCGATTTCAAGCCTTGCCAAGGACGGAGTCGCGCTCACCGCTTCCGACTATGAGGTCGACAAGGCGGCTGGCCTCGTCTCTCGGCTCAATTCGGCGGGCGGCGTGATATGCTGGCCGTCGGCGCTGATCGTCGCGACCTATACGGCCGGGTTCGATACCGTGCCGGAGATGCTAAAGCTCGCCGCGATCACTGTGCTGCGCGAGCAATGGGCCGCGATAAAGCGCGATCCGCTGCTGCGCCGCGAGCGCGTCGACGGCATCGGCGAGCGCGAATATTGGGTCAACAGCGCGACCGGCCAAGCGTCGCTCGCATCCGCCGTTTCAGGCGTCGCCGAGGCGATGCTTTCCTCTTATCGGTATTGGCCGCTATGACGCCCGCCGCCGTGCGGGAGTCGCTTGACGGCATGCTGGCGCAATATGGCGAGCCATGCGAGCTGCAGCGCCTCGTGGCCGGCGTGAGCCGCAAGGTCGTGCTGCGCGCCTCGATTCAGGATTACAGGTCGGACGAATTGCTCGGCGGCAATGGACTGCAGGCTGGCGACTCGCATGCGGTCATCTCGACGACTGAAATAGACGCCGCGAGCTGGCCGAGCGCGGCGCTGATTGCGATCACAACTGCAGGCGATCCGCGCATTCCGATCAAGGGCGATAAGCTCGTATTGAGCAACGGTCGGGTGCGCATCGTGCTCATCGCGTGGCCGGCGCCTTATATCGGCGGTGAGTTGGTCCGCATCGAAATGAACATTCGCTGAGGGGAAAGAAATGACTGTGACCGCATCCGTCAGAGCCGCGCTGTCCGTCTCGCAAGCAGGGGCCAACGCCTTCTCAGGCGGCCCGAATTGGAGCGCTGCAATTGATGAAGTGCTATCATTCGCCAACGGCACAGGCGCCAACCAATGCGATCTCGCCTATGTCGCAGAGCGCACGGTCGCCAGCGCGACGAATGACGACATTGATCTCGCCGGCGTGCTCACTGATGCTTTGGGCGCAACGATCACGGCGGCTGAGCTTGTCGCGATCTTGATCATCAACAAACAGAAGTCCGGCGCGGCCAATACGACAGACCTGACGATCGGGCTGGGGACCAATCCCATTCTTGGCTTTCTTGGAGGGACTCTACCGACGATCGGGCCACTCAAGCCGGGCGCTGTGTTCCTTCTGGCATCGCCGGGCGCTGCGGGTCTCGGGGCCGTGAGCGGTGGCAGCGCCGACGTGTTGCGCGTCGCTAACAGCTCCGGCGCTCAGGCGAAATACCAAATCGCGGTCTTGGCGAGAAGCGCCTGATTCTAATGGCGCGGATTAGAGGGCGTATGAACAATCTACAATTTAGCCGCGCGCTTGGTGTTGATCCGTCAAAGGTTTCTAAAATCGTAATGACGGTTGAGCCACATCGAACAGAGATCGTTGTGAGCATGCCTGGTGTTTGTATGGAGCACGGAAAGGCGGACACGTTCGCAATAATTGCCGATCTTGTCGGCGAAGCGCGAAAAGTGGCTTCTGAATAGCTCCTCATGGCGCGGATTGGTAATTTCGAGAAGGATATTCAACTCGTCCTCTCGAATACGATATCGCGAGAAGCGCGGCAGCGCCTCGCCGCCACGACAGCAAGAAAAATCCTGTCGGATGCACAGGACAAAAATAGCCGAGCGCTAGGAGTTGTTCCGCCGCACCGCCAATTCGTTGACGGCAAGGCGGGTGTCGCGCTGGAAACTGTCGATCCGGATCGCGGCACGATCGTATTTCAGTTTGAGCTTGTTGACGAGTTGCTGCGCTGGATTGGCGAGCAATTGGTGACGCATTCGCCGTTCCTGACAGGACAATATACCCGCTCGCATGTGATGCTTGCCGATGGCGTGGAGGTCGATCCAGATGGGCATATCGCGCCGGCTGAAACCTATCTTTTTGTCAACATCGCTCCCTACGCTCGCAAGATCGAGCGCGGCGAATCAGATCAGGCGCCAGACGGCGTCTATGAGGTTGTCGCCGCGCTCGCGCAGCGTCGCTTCGGCAACATTGCGCGTGTGAGGTTCACATATCGAGCGCTGTCTACCCCCGTCGAGCGCAGCCGCGAAGCGCGCGCCGCGGAACGCAATAGCCGTAACCCCGCAATCGTCGTCACATTGAGGTAGGCCGCATGGCGAAGAAAGCGGCGGTCGACGCGGTCATTGCGCGTCTTAAAGAAAATTGGGTGTTTTCCGAAGTCATCGACAACTTCAACTTCTCGCCCAAAGCCACAATTCTGGACAGAAACGCGGTGATGCAGCCGCCGGCTGACAACTCCCCTTGGGTGCGCGTCGAATTCCCTGTCACGACAAACCGGCAAGCCGCTTTGGGGCGCCGCTACCGAGAGGATGGCGGGTTCCGGATCGTCGTCGCCACGCCGATCGCAGACGGGATCGACACGTCAAATGAGTGGTGTGAGCAGATTGCCGCGCTCTTTATCAATGAGAATTTCGACGACGTACAATGCTGGACGCCGACGATCCGAGAGGGCGTCGACGAGGGATCGTATCTGATCGCAACTGTCGTCGTCCCTTACACACACCACTACACCGCTTAGAGGCGCGCATGGCAAAAGTAGAAGTCACCAATCTAAGCGATAACGATCAGGAGATCGTGCTCGCGACGAAGCCGGTAAACGGCGTCCCAGCGACGTATCGCATGCGCCCAGCAGAGACGACAGAGCTCGACGTCAATCTCAAAAGCACTTGGATCCAGGCCATGGTCCGGGCTGGCGTCATTTCGATCGCGAAGGGCGAAGCGGCTTTGCCGCCAGTTTTGTCGCAACCGGCGCATAAGCCGCCGAAACCCGCGACTCTTTCGTCGCAAGCTACTGCAGAGGATGATGTGCAATGAGCCAGCCCTACGCCAATTCCGGCGCAAGAGTCTTCATCTCGGCCGCGGTCGTTACGGAACCGGCTGACGCGGCGGCATACGCGGCGTTGTCTTGGACTGAGATCGGCGACGTCCTCTCGCTCAGCGGCTTTGGCGACGAGGCGCAGATTCTTTCGACGGCGACGCTGCAGGACGAGCGCGTCTTCAAGGCGAAGGGGCCGCGCGACTCGGGGACGCTGGAAATTACCTGTCTCAATCGTGAGGACGACACGGGTCAGATCGCGGCGGTAGCTGCTGAGCAGACGGCCTACAACTACCCGATCAAGGTCGAGCTTCCGAACAAGCTGACGACGGGCGGCACGAACGGTCTGAAATACATGATCGGCCTCGTGTCATCGCGACGCCTCGGCGCCATCGACCCGACGAGTTTCGGACAGATCGCCTTCATGGTCGCTCTGAACTCGAAGATCACGTCTGTCGCCGCGACCTAATAGGCGGCTTCTAGCCGCCTCTCCTTTCAATTTGTAAACATCGGTGGCCTATGGGTTTGGATCTTACGCAGTTCGACACGGTTGAGCTTTCTGACACGGGCGTCGCGCTGGAGCTGCGGCATCCAGGAACCGGCGAGATTCTGCGCCAACCGGATGGGTCGGCTGTGGTGATCACTCTTGCGGGGCCTGACGGTGAGAGGTGCCGAAAGCAAAATCGCATCGCCACTAAGAAAGCGCTGGAGATCATCGATCAGGGCCGGGACCAGACTGAGGGAGAACTCAACGAGGAAGAGCTTGATATGCTCGCCGCGTTGACGCTTTCCTGGAGCGGCGTCTCGATCTCAAAGGACGGCGCTGATCTGTCCTGCACGCTGGAAAATGCGAAGATCGTCTATCGCCGTTTTCCCGCCTTTCGGATGCAGGTCAATAACTTCGTCAAGCGGCGCGTAAATTTTATGAGGGCCTCGACAAGCGCCTGATCGCGTATGCCGGGGCGTCATTCAAATATGCGCGCAATCCACACTCTTTGCCGAAGAAAGTCGCGCATGTCTGGATGTGGTTTTGCGAGCTTTCGCAGACGCGCAGCAGCAACGGCTTCGGGGCCAACCCGATATCGTTTGCCGAGATCGAAGCGTGGGCGAGGATGACGCGATCAATGCCGACGCCGCGCGAAGTTCTTCTTCTTCGCCGGCTTGATGCTGTTGCTTTGCGTTTCATCAACGCGAAGAACCCGCAGCGCATGCAGGTTGATGTGAATGACGCAGGCGGGCTTGAACAGATGTTCGGAACGCTTAGCGCTCACGCTAAGGAAGCCTTCGATAAATGACCAATGACGTCGAATCCAGAATTCATATTGACGTCACGTCTTCTGGCGTCGCGGCGGTCAAGAAGGGCCTCGACGATCTCATTGGGTCTGAGACTGAACTCGCCACAGCGGTCGAGCGCACGAGGAAGGTCAGGGAGCGTGAGAGCGCCGCTCTTGAGCGGTTGGCAAGACGTGTTGACCCTGAATATAACGCTCAGCAGCGACGGGCGTCCGACCTAGCTTTGCTCAATCGTGCGCAGGCGTCTGGTCTCGCCACAACGTCGGCTTATGAAAAGTCTCTGGCGCGCCTGACCGCCGTGCAGAATGATAACACGCGCTCTGTTGGCCTTGCGCGGCATGAATGGATTAACCTCTCCCGGCAGTTCCAGGATGTTGGCGTTTCTCTAGCCGGCGGTGCGTCGCCATTTTTGGTTCTGACGCAGCAGGGATCACAGATCGCTGATGTTTTTTCATCGAGTGGAGCCGGTGCTGGGGCCGCGCTGCGCGCCTTCGGCGCGACAGCCCTCCGCGTCGCCGCAAACCCAATTACGCTGTTTGTGGCGGGCGCTGCGGCTGCTGCCGCCACGGCTTACCAGTGGCAAAAAGCCACCGATGCACTGACCGTCTCGTTGAATGGTCTCGGACGCGCATCTGGGGTGACGGTCGAGGGCGCCAGTCGCATAGCTGCGACGAGCGCGGCGCAATCAGGCATCTCCTTGTCTGCCGCGCGCGGCCTCGCCTCACAGTTCCTCGGCGCCGGCGTTGGTGGAGCGAACCTCGGCGGCGCGATCGGTCTGACCAACCGCTTTGGCCGGAAGCTCGGCGTCACGAACGAAGACGCGGCCGGAATCCTCGGATCGGCCATAGCGGACCCCGCGCGCGGCGCCGAGGAGTTGTCGAAGAAGTTCGGTCTTCTTTCGCTTGCGCAGCGTGAGCAGATCGCGACGCTGGCCGCCCTCGGCGATCGGTCCGGCGCGGCGTCGAGGCTGATCGAGGACGTGAACGAAAGCCTCAAGGGGCTGGAAGACCCGACGTATAGCGTCGTTCGGGAATTTGAACGCCTGAAAAATACCGCCTCTGATTTCCTGTCGTCTATTGGCCGGTTCTTTGCCGGCGGGGATAGTCGCACCGTTTCGCTTGAGGATGAGCGACGGAAGGACGCCGCGCAACGCACCGCGCAATCGGCGTTGGAGCGCGCTGCGCTCGACCAGGGCGTCATCCGTCAGCGCGGCCTCGATACGATCGCGCAGGACGCGCGCCTGGCAGCGCAAGAGATTACGGCGCAAACCTACGCGCAGCGCGAGGCGGTCATATCTGAGCGTGAACGCGCGGAGGTCTTGCGGGACACGGCCAATGCGACAAAGGCGGCTCTTACCGCCGAGGGCGAGCGGCTGAAGTTGTTGGCGCAGTCTCAGCGCGCGCTTGATGACTACGTCCGCGCCGGGCAGCAGGAGCGCTCGCTTCTTGGGAAGACGTCTTTCCAGCGCGGATTGCAGGAGATTGATAACCGCTACGGGGAGTTCCAGAGGAAAATCCCAATTAGGGCGTCATCGGCCAGCGGCGCGACTATCGCGGCGTCTGGGCCTTCCGCCGCGACCAAGTCTATGGAGGCTCTGCTTCGAACGGCGCAAGCCCGCGGTATGGAGCCGACAGAAGCAAACTTTGCCGCGCTCCAGCGTGAAGGCGTAGGGCAGAGCTTCCTGAAAGGGCGCCTGCTTTCTGGCGCGTCGGCGATGTCGTCTACGGTCGACATGCCGGGGATTTCTGGTCCAGACATATCAGGCGGTGCGGCGCGCGAACGTAACGCGCAACGTCAGGCGTTCATTACGGAGGCCCAGACCGCGCCCCTACGGGAGTTCAACAAGGAACTCGAAGCGGAAGCCCGCCTTCTGGATGCGCAGCGCGACTCGTTCTTCAAATCCACGGAAGAAGTCGCCAAGGCAACGAAGCAGCAGGAGCTCATCAATCAGTTCATGCTCGACGGCGTTCCGATCACCGCGGCGATGTCCTCGACGATCGAGTCGCTCGCCGAACGGCACGGGCGCCTCGCGGCTGCGCAGGAAAAGGTGGTCTTGATGCAGAACCGACTTAAGATGGCCGTCGATGCTGTGCGGGATTCCGCGCGCGACGCTTTGGGCGGCTTTGTTTCGGATCTTCAGCGCGGGGCGAACGCGGGGGAGGCGCTTAACGGCGTCCTGGACAGGATACAGCGGAAAGCGCTGGACATAGCGTCTACGAGCCTTACGGACTCCCTTTTCGGATCCAGCAGCGAGAAGGGCGCGGGCAGCGGGTTGTTCAGCGGCGCGCTGAAGACTCTGGGCGGACTGTTCGGCGGGGGTTCCAGCGGCGGGGCTGGGGCGTTCAGCTCGCCGCTGTTCAGCGGATCGTCGTTCTCATTTGGCTTCGCGGATGGCGGCGTGATGACGTCGCGCGGCCCGGTGCCTTTGCGCCGCTACGCGGGCGGCGGCGTCGCCAACAGCCCGCAACTCGCCATGTTCGGCGAGGGAGGCGGCGCGGAGGCTTATGTCCCGCTCCCGGATGGGCGACGTATTCCAGCGGTGGTGGATATGCGCGGCGGTGAGCAGTCGCAGCCTAATATCGCCGTCCACAACTACGCCGCGGGGGTGGAAGTCACCCCGCAGATGACCCCCGATGGCGTCGCTATAATCGTGCAGAGCGCTCTTCAGGGGTTCCGAAAACAGATGCCGGGCATGATCTCCGACTCGCAACGACGGGCTAATTTCTGATGCGTGATCCTCTCGTCGCCTTGTGGCCGAACGGGGTAGTTGGGATCCAGGACGTGCAGGTCCAGTTTGAGCGCCCAAACTTTTCTGGACCATCTCCTCTTGTCGGCCGCCCGCAGGTTGTGACATCGCCTGCAGCGGGTTGGAGAATTACGTATCACGGGGCGCTTTCTCATAGAGGAAACGCGCAGGCTTTTCGAGCGATGCTCTCTAAGCACCACGGCCGAGCGCAGCCGATTTATGTGGGTCCGTATGACTATCTGAACGGTCCGGTAAGACGCGCCGGCGCAGTCAGCCCGATCACGTCGCCGTTTTCCGATCTGACGATCTTCGCAGACGGCATGCGATGGGAAGCGTCGATCTATGATTGCGCCCTGTCCGCCGCGGCGGCGCTCGGCGACTCGCAGATCGAAGTGACAAATTCCGTCGTCGCGCCGCTCAGCGCCGGTGATTATTTCGAGATCGACGTGCGCCTGCATGTCGTCGAAGAAATCAACGGCGATATTTGGACGATCTGGCCAAGTCTGCGCGCCGATTACGGTAGTGGCACGGTGCTAGAGATCGCCGATCCGCGTATGAAAGCGTATTTGGATATAAGTTCCGCAGCGGCGCTAAGGCTTCAGTATGGTCACTGGGGCGAAATGACGCTCGAATTCGTCGAGGCCGGCTGGTGACTTACCGCATAGACCCGAAACGGGTTTGGCAACGCAGGTTCGGGATAAACCGTCGCGGCCCGCAGGATTGGCGAGAGCCGGATTGGCGCGAGCGTACGCATCTGATCGATGTTGTTCATGCGGATGACCACCTCCGGCTGATCCTACTTCAGCAGAAGACGGAGTGGGGTTGGCGGAAGCGATGGCACCTGCTGCTGTTCGATGGTGGGCAGTTCGACAGCGTTCCGCTGTTAGCGCAAGACTTCATCGTTTCGCCGGCGGGATCAATCGGCGCTTACACGGTCGAGCCGGACTGGAACGACGCCGATAATTCGATCGAGTCTATTGGCGCAGGCGCTGGGGGATCGAATGCGGCTGTCAATTATGCGGGCCAAGGCGGCGGCTATTCGAAAATAACAAATTTGTCGCTCATTCGCGGTGCGCCTGTCGCTTATCAGATCGGCGCGCCCGGCGCGGGCGGCCCAACTGGGGCCGCCGGCGGAGACACGTGGTTCAACGGCGCGACGCTTGCCGCTTCGAGCGTCGGGGCTAAGGGCGGCGCAGCCGCCGGGTTTTCGAACGACAATACGGCGCTTGGCGTCGGAACGGTAAAATACAATGGCGGCTATCAAGCCGGCCAAGCCAGGGGCGGCGGCGCAGCAGGACCGAATGGGCACGGCGTCGGAGGCAATACGAGCGGCAACGCCGACGCAGGGTTTGGAGGTGTGGGCGGAACGAACGGCCCTGCGCCATCAGCGGGCGGCAACGGAACCGAGTGGGACGCGTCGCACGGATGCGGCGGCGGCGGCGGATGGAACGATACGGCCGGCGTCGGTGCGGCGGGAGGTCTTTACGGCGGCGGCGGTGGCGACGGATCATCCGCGGACGGCGGCGACGGCGGCCAAGGCCTCATCGTCATCACCTATACGCCGTCAGCGATCAATAACGAGAATGCTGTTTCAGCCGCTGCCGGCGACGTCGTCTTCTCTCACGCCGCGCAGCTTGTTCTTGCCGGCCAGCGCGTCGGCGTCACAATCGGCGTCAAAATGGAGTTGGAGGGATCGACTGAAAATCTCTGGCTCGGGAACGGCGCTTTGCGATCGAACGACGGCCAGGAGTGGAAGGGGCTCGGGGAGCTCGGCGGCGTCTCGGGACTGGAGTTCGGCGCGCTCGCCGCGACGCAGCCCGTAACTCTGACGCTCTCCGGCCTGAGCGCAAAACTCGCCGAAGATGCGCGGTCCGATTATGCGCAGATGCGCGGCCGGCGCGTAAGCATCTACGCGCTGTTGTTCGACCAAAACATGCAGCCGATCGATCTTCCGTATCTGTGCATGCTGGCGACGATCGATCACGCCAGCCTGAAACGGTCGAGCGACACATTCGTTCTCGAGGTCGTAGCCGAGCCGATCTTCTCGACGAAGCACATGCCGGCGCTCAATCTCGTGACTGACTCTGATCAGCAGACCAGATACCCCGGTGACAAGATTTTCGATCGCGCCGCCTATCCCCACACGCTGTATTGGAACCAATGACGCCGCTCGAATTCGCTCGCCAGCCGGCCTCGAAATGGGAGACGTGCGGCGGCTTCGTCGCGCGCTGGCTCGAATATTCCGGTCTGCGCGCGCGTGTGCCCACGACGGCTGAAATTCTTTATCGATGGCGCTCCGATGGCGTGCTTGAGGGGGCTGAAAAGCAGTTCGCTTTGATGGGGCTTGAGCCATGCACTGTAGCGCCGCATTGGATGTTGCCGAACTGTATTGCCGTCGTCGAGCAAGATGGTGGCGGGCCGCTCCTTGGCGTGATCGACGATGCGGGACGCTTCGTGACGCGGTCGTTTGGCTCCGTCGCGATGAAAACTAGCCCGCACATCATTGCCGCTTGGCGCATTCCGGGCGCGCCGCGTGCCTAAGGTCGTCAAGGGCGTTTCGGGCATCGGTGGAGCGTTGCTTGGCGCGGCGTCGCTCATCCCCGGTCCTCAACAGCCATTCCTCGCGGGCGGCGCCATCGGCCTAGGACTTCTCGGCAGCATCGGGGGAGGGAAGAGCAAGAAAAACGGCGGCGTCGATTACGAGCAGCTTCTCAAGCTGCTGCAGCGTCCGCCGCCGGTCACGCAGACCGTCATCGGGTCTAATTCGCCGCGGCGTTTGGTTTTCGGGCGCGTCGCGCTCTCGGGCGTGCCTTTTTGCAGAGAGACGACTCCGAACCTCGCCAATTACATTGAGGCGTTTTACCTCAACGATGGCCCGGTCGATGGGTTTGACGCGCTTGTCTGTGATGACGAACTCGTTCCGCTCAGCAACAATGAAGCCGGGACCATCCGTGATTTCATGTGGCCGACGAGCGGCAAGAAAACCACGAGCGGGTTCCCCGGCACGCTGACGACTTACATTTTCGTCGAATTCGTCAATGCGACGGCGGCGGGAAAATGGTCGACGCTGCTGCGCGGCGACTCGGCGGGAAAGCTTTATTCGTTCGATGGCGATTGGGTTCGCGATCCGACGAATGGCGCGAACTTCTGGGACGCGACCCATATCGGCAAAGGGATCACGGCGCTCTACACGATCGCCTATGCGGTCGGTGTAAACGGTGACCGGACGAAAATTTTTCCGAACGCCTTCCCGGTTTACAAAATCTTCTACCGCGGCGCCCGCGTCTATGACCCGCGCAAGCCAGGCCAGACGTTCAGCAACAGCGCCTTTGATCTCTACAACGAGACATGGAAGTTCAGCGAAAATCCTGCGCTCTGCGCCGCGCATTACGTCAATTGGCTGATCTCTGAACGGCTCGCGGCGTTCACCGGCGTCGCGTGGGCTGCGATCGCGGAAGCCTCCGACGATTGCGACAGGCTCGCGCCGATCAGCCGCAACGGCTTCAATTCAGGCGTGCAGAGCTATGAGCCGTTCGCCCGCATCTCGGCGATGATCACTCTCGATATGGAGCCGCGCGACGTTCTCGCGAAATTCATGGAAAGTTGCGACGGCGACTGGGGGATAGACCAGCATGGCCGCTTTACGATGTGGATCAATAAGTGGCGTGAGCCGTCGATCGTGTTCGACGCGCGCGATATCGGCGATTTCGTTGAGGACTTCGACGCGCCGGCGAACGACCAGATCAATTACATGCACGTCTCTTATATCGAGCCGCGGCAGGGCCATAACCAGGTGGAAACGCAGCCCTACCGCGATCTCACAACGGAAGATGAAGTCGGCAGGCGCACGGGCGCGGCGGTTTTTGACTGGGTGACGTCGCCGGACCAGGCCTATCGTCTCGCCGCGCGACGCGTGAAGGACAATATCCGCAAGCGCCGTCTGTCCGTCTCGCTTGGCGCGCGTGCGATGACAGCGCTGCAGCAGCTCGTCGTCGGGATAGATGCGCCAGAGGTTGGCATTATCGGCACGTTCCGCGTTGATACTTTGGCGCCGGCTGACGCGACGCTGGCAAATTGGCAGGCGGAACTCGTCGAAGTCAGCGAAGATCAGTTTCGCGACGAGGCCATTCCGCAGGACCCAATCTTTGCCCTGCCGATCGTCAATCAGCCGTCGATCGGCACGCCGACTGTTTTCATCGCTGGCGCGATCTCGACAGGCTCCGGCGTTGGCGTCGCGCAACTCTCGCTCGACGCCAATCTAAACTCGCCGGTCACCGCGAGCCCGGAAATTACAGCGGCGGCGCTGCTCAGTGATCCGACGCTGCAACTGGATGGCCGCTATTCGACGGACGGCGGCACAACGTGGACGAACTTCAACGTGCTGTTGTCGGCGCTGATCATGCAGACGGCGGAACTGCCGAGCGGATCAGTCGTCACCATGCAGGCGCGGTTTGTCTCGACCTCCGGGTCGGTCGGCTCCTATTCATCGTCGATCACGGCGACAATTCCCTAAAATAACGAGGTCAGAGAATGGGCGCTGTCGCTTCCGCTTTCACGGCGGCATTTGTCGACGCGAGCAATGTCGTCAAATCGACAGTGCGCGCACTCGGAACGACGATTGAAACCTATGTCGCCGCGCCGCGCACGCATAACGCCAACGCCGCCGCGGCGCCGACTAGCGCCCCGACTGGATATGTACGCCGTGCGATAGGCGCAGATGCGGCGGCCGCCGGCGACGTTCTTGACGCTTTTGGCGGCGTGCCGACGCATTGGCTGCGCCGCGCAAACGGCACGGGGGCTACGCCGACTGCTGTCGCGAGCGCCGATATCATCGGCCGCATGAACTTCTCGAGCTTTTACACGAGCGGCGGGCCTGCGTATTCGACCGCGCCGGCCAGCGTGCGGGCCGTAGCGACGGAAAATCACACATCGACCGCGCAAGGCGCAAAGCTTATCTGGTCGGCGACGGCGAACGGTTCTGCGTCGCCGTCAGATTACTGGACGCTTGATCAAGACGGCTCGCTTAAGGGCATAGGCGCGCTCGGCTACGCGACGGGCGCCGGCGGGACGGTCACGCAGGCGACATCCAAGAGCACGGGCGTCACGCTCAACAAACTCGTTGGCGATATCACGCTCAACAACGCGTCGCTCGCTAACAACACTGTCGTCTCGTTGGTGCTCACGAACAGCTTCATTGCAGCGACGGATGTTCTTCTCGTATTTCATCAATCGGGCGGAACGCTTGGCGTTTATCGCCTCAATAGCCGATGCGCGGCGGGCTCGGCGACAATCGACATCATCCAATACACCGGCGGCGCTCTCGGCGAATCGATCGTGATCCGCTACATCATCATCAAGG